ACCATTAACTTGTAAGCCAGCTGTAAAGTTTGCTAACTTTGTAGTATTTGCCATATTTGCAGTAGCCGTATTTACTGCCTTACTAACATCTGACGTAGTTGCCACGTCAATTCCAGACTTTTGAAGTTTTCCTATAAAATTGGCATCCTTAGTCGTGTCTGCAAGTGTTGATGGAACTGCTGGGACACTATCTTTAGTGATGTACGGATTACCGGTTGTCTTATCAATTGGCGCAGTATCAAATGTGTTCTTACCCGTAAACTCCTGATCTTGCCCCGTTCGTGCTAGGTCAGACGGCAAACTGCTTGCGAGAAGCAACGGATTATTATTGACAGTTGGAACAGTATCAAAGTTGTTAGCGCCAGATAGGTGAGCTACTCTGGAATCGTCAGCATTAATAATCCACCCAGTATCATCAGATGCCCTTATTCTTCTGTGCACAAAATTGCCGTCTGAATTAACTCCATATGCATACCACCAACCAGCTCCTTCGCAAATGACGACAGCATTAGTGACTGGCCATCCGAAGCCATCACGGATATACACTATGCCAGGTTTATCATAATTGGTTCTTAGTAATGTGGCAAAATCTGTAGTTGGACTAGTTATATCTATTTTGAAATCTCCAGGATTAAACATTGCCTGCTTTTGCCAATTTGATGTATCAGCTGTATGCACTACTTTACTATCATCTGCAGGTGTGTAACCAATTTTATCTTGTTTAGCGTTAACTTCTTCAATTCCCGCAACATCATTTGCAGGCTTACGCATATCAGCAATGTTCACTTTTTTATCCAGTTGCTGATTAACGTCAATTGTTTTGGCGTAAGCATTCCCTGCACCGTCAGTCGGATCGGTCTCAAAAGTATTTTTGCCTTTGAAGTCATTATTTTCACCAGTTCTGGCGATGTCAGTTGGCAAAACCGCATTCAATTGAGACTTGGTAATAACTAAATCCCATTCGGCCCATTTGTTATTAGTTGGATTATATGATCGAACGTAAACTGTGCCATTAATATCGTCGTAAGCCAATTGTGTGACACCATCCGTTGTATCTTTATTCCCATAAACAATAATCTGGCCATTAGTTGAAAATCCTTCTGGTGCATTAAGCGGCAAACTGCCCTTAATCAAGTGGTAGCCCGTGGTAATAAAACTGTCAAGGTTATCAGATTCTGATAGTGTTGAACCTGCATTAACAATTCCCTCGCTAATAATCTGTTGAATCTTCTGGTCAACATATTCTGGAGTAACTGTGCCTGCTTGATCAGGATTTAAGCTCACAGTTGCCGATCGGCTTAAAGCACTGGCGTATTTTGGCGAGATTGCAGCTGTTGCTGCTCCATCCTTTCCCGCCGGCATTGTTTGCTTAACAGTGCTGGGAGTGATTGCAAATAACCGTTCATCTGTTATAACTGCACTGCCCTTAGCATACCAACCAATAACATAAAAATCGAAATTTTGAGTAACTTCTTTATTAGTAAAAGTGGCTCCTAAATTAACTGTATTATCAACTCGACTGATAACCGTTGTTCCGGTTGTTTGCTGAATTAATTTTAGTGATGTGGTTTTTTGAATATCCACATCAGATTCCTGTGTTAAGTCGTCAGCAGCTAATACCGTTTTCGTATAAGTAATTTTGTCATCACCATTATTTACAGAACTCAATAAATCCATCCCTAAGTCCGTAATAATAGTATCACCCATTTTTTGCATTTACATGCTGCCTCCTATACATAGAGTATTTCTTCCTGAATCGTTTGGGTTGCTATATAAAGCGAAGATTGCGTGTTGATGGTGAATGCCACTTGATCAATCCAGACTCCGAGTAATGTGGCAGCTTGTAATCCAGTTAGCATAATTTCTGTTTTGCGTTTGTCATCCGCATATTCAAATGGGATTCCATATACAGTAATATGATTTACTTTATTTGTGCCATCCCTTGTAGATTCAACGTGAATCTCGCTTAGATCAATCTCCAAGGAATTAGCGATTACCCGTTCAATTGAATTAATAGTTCCGTCGGATGTAGCAACTTGCTTTTTTAAACGAATTAAAAAACGCAAGAAATCATCGTCACTGTCTGGACGTGACACCTGGTACTGTGCCGCAATCATATCGAGCGTTGTGCCTTCAGCGTAATCAATCGCCGTCCAGTCAACAATCTTGCTGCCCAGATCTGAGCCGAACTCAAACATCTGATTAAGTTCGTCCATCATTCCATAAATGACGCTGTCCGGCTGGTGACTCCAATGCTGTGCAAGTTCTGCCATCATCTGATCTGTTGTGTATAACATGTGATGGCCCCCTATTCAAAGTCTAATTTAATTGAGTTAGTTGTGGATGTGTACCCAGTTAGCATGGCCGTATTATCATCACCAACATTGATCCAATCAGTCGATCCTTGCGGAACTTCATATTTATCCACTTGAATATCTTGACTAGATAAATTGCTTGGATCACGACCAATTAAAATAGTAGCTTCATCCACGCCGTCCATTGAATAGATATCCGGATACATCTTGGTCAGTACAACGTTAGCACCCATTGAAAGGCTGTTGATATAGTCAGCGATCAGTTCTTTAACTTCACCAATGCCACTATCGGCATCCCAATTAGAATTTGTTTTGAGCTTAACATTGACATGAATCGGAATTGGTGTTGCATAATCAAAATAATATGTTCGCATTGTTCCAGAATCATCGGCCACTTGGCCTGACTCTGAACCGGTAAACATCGGTCCAAAGCCAGAGTAGGTCGCTAATGCATTTAGAATGTCTTGTTTAGCACCACCCAGCACATATAGATGAACAGTGTAAGGAGGATTACCATAGCTATCAACTGTTCCCAAAGGATTTTGGACGGCCCCAACTTGCTTAACGCCAGAAAGATTGGTTAATGCAGTAATAATGCCATTGATGGTTCCAGAAGGGTTGGCGATAGTTTCCGTAATAATCCGCCGTCGCAAGAGATCATCAGTTTCTCGATCCATACCGCCATTTGATGCTTCTGGGTTGTTAACACTGATAATATTGTCATCCGGATCGGAAATAATAGTAATACTATTAGCTGGAGTGTTAGTGTAAGCACCATAATCATCGGAGTTGGCATTAACATCAACTGACCAGGATCCATCGGATTGCCGAGTTGTAACAACATCGTTTATTACATCAAACACAATTCCATCTGCAGTTTCGAACTGGGTTCCAGCCTCGATCAAATATTCTCCATCCGTCACAATATGAAGCGTTGCTTGTGATTGAGATGAATCATTCCGTGTGATCCCAGCATTAGATGCTTGACGATCCAGGCCGGTATCGGTTGCTGTAGTTACATAGGCATCATAATAGAATAACTGCAATTGTTGAAAATACTTAGATATGAAATATGAGAAGGACATTGAAAGAATGCCGAAATTTGAATTCGCCGTTAATGGAATATCCTCGCCGAACCGACGTTGGAAATCGGTCTGCACTGCATCTAATACTTCCTCATAAGTTGGCACTAAGAATCCGCTAGAGCTTAGGCCATATTTTAAATCAAGCGCCAATATCGTATCCTCCTTTTGCTTGCTGTTCATTATCATCTTCATCAAGATAGGTTACTTCGAAGTCAACAATCAAATGACGATTTTTATCTTTATTAAAAGTAATTGAATCAACAGTTTGAATCTCGGGAACTTGAGCAGTGATAGCAGCTTCCATGTCATCAGCAGCGTGATCAAGATCAGGATTCTTACCCAGCATGTTCGAATAATCAGCCCCAATTTCTGGTGCCAAGTTATCCATTTCCTGATAATAAATATCTAAAGTCGCACAAATCCGTTGAGCAACTTCATCGGCTCCTTCGACCGTTTGGAGATCGTGAGTGACAGGATCGATGACAAAGTCGCCGTTAACAATTTTTAAATCCATAGCCATTTATAGCACCCCCACAATGACTGAATCGTTAATATCATGCTGACGACTGGTCGATGGCGTATATTCTTTCGCAGTGCCGTCCCAATCATCAGTGTCATGATCGAACACAACCGCAACCACGACCGCACCTTCATGCATCAACGGTTTGGGTATCTTGCTGACAAAACTACTGGCAATTTGAATGCCTTTGTCATCGGCGTAAGCATCTACTTTGGCAAAGTCGCCTTTAACAGCTGCCAGCCACTCATCAAATTCATAACAGCATTTGCTGACTTGAACGTCCAAAATCTGTGCTTTCTTTGACCCATCCGAGAAATTATTCAACGGCGCTAAATCCGCAATATGCTTGGACTTGTCATACTTAACGACTTTAGCGGGATAGCAGCAATCCAAATCATAATTCATGGAATTAGCAAAGTTCTTCATGGCCTTATACCAATTCTTTTGTTGACTAATTTGTTCAACCATTCAATCACCTCAAATCGCTTGAATCGACATCTGGGTTTGCGGGTTCGTCCCATCAGATGAATGCTGGCCAGCCGAGACAAAATACTTACCTTTAAGGTACTTTGACTGCATGATGATACCGGTCAGCGTGGAAACTTCTGGGATTAACGGCGTGACTAACTGCCAGGTATTAACCCCGTTGTCGTCTTCTTCCATGGTTGGTGGCTGCATGAGAATATCGTCGGTAATGACAAACCAGGTACGCTTGTTGGCTTTGGGATCCATAATCGTCAAGTCGCCACGGATATACAGCATCTTGGATTCAGCTTTCGACACCAAACTTTTCAACACAGTTAAAGGCTTACCCGAAGCGGTGTAAGCTTTTTTGATTGGTGTATTTTTATGAAGCTGAATCTTACTGATTTTGATGCCGGCTTTTGAAGCCACCGCTTTAATAATCTGCTCCAAAGTTTTGCCTTTCTTGAACGTCATGTTAACCAGGAAAGTCTTAGTTGCCTTGTGCTTGACCCGCTTTTTCGTGTAGGTGGCTTTCTGATAAGTCTTTTCGTACTTATAATGGCCAACCTTCTTGCCATGCTCAGTCGTGTAGTAATGAACCCGTTTCTTGACGTATTTACCGGGAACTTTCTTCTTAACGGTCGTGTACTGATTAACTTTTTTCTTTTTCTCCACCCGAATCTTTCGAGCTTCAACATTCTTGTAATCAGTGCCCTCCGTGTAGGTGATCACCAAGTTTTCCGTGGTTCCATCGGACTGGTTAACGCCAATCTCTGAAAGATAACCAACGCACAACGTCTTCTGGGCTGAACCCCAGTTAAAGTCCAACTCGCACTTATTGCCTTTGTGGTAGAAGTCACGATGCTCTTTACTCATGTTGTAAATTGTCACCGTATTCTGAGCCGGTGTTGGTTGATCAGAAAAGTTGACTTCAAACGCAAAAGGATAGTTGTTATCCTTCATTTCATTGTTGTAAATCGTCTGTTTGTTGCCACTATCATCAACCACGACAAACCAGGCATGCGGGTCTTTAAATTCAGTTGTCATATGACAATCGTCCCTTCTGCATCGGTTTCGTCGTCCTCATCATCCGGATCATAGCCCAGGGGCTTCACATCTGGATTATCGGTCTCACTACCGTTTGGATCGACTTCATCAATGTACGGCTTAATCCCGTCCATGAAATTGATGAAGCCAGCATCATGCAGCTGACCGGCTTCATCCATAATCTTGATGTCGTCCAGTGGCAAATCACGATCCGGAATGTCAATCCCGATAATGTTACCTAACAGCATTGGCTCACCAGACAGCAAGACACGGTCATCTTTAATAATGGTCGCCGCATAGAAGTCTGCCACTTCGTTGTAATCAACGCGAAATAGATACTTACTACCGCCAACCGTAATGTCAAAGACGTCCGGCATGTTGTGCACGTCGACTGGTACATACATTCTCATGAATCTCACCTCACAAAAAAGCACCTAACGTTTTACCGTTAAGTGCTTGGACTATCGAACTCGAATCTTCTTACCCGCAATTAAGCTTTTACCATTGACCTTTTCCAGCCAGGCAACCGACTTACCATAGGTTTTTGAAAGCTGCCAGTAAGTCATCCCACGTTTAACCGTGAGCGACTTATAGGTCTTGTTCCGATTACCTTGGACAGTCTTGGTTGATTTGGTTGTTTTGTTAGTCTTTTTGGTTCCAGCCTCAGTCGTTACTTTGACTGGATAGCTAAACTGCATCGTTAAATTAAACTTGATATTTGTATCGTAATCGTCATAAGTTCGACCAATATCAGAAATCATCAAATGCTTGTAATAGATTTTACCTTTATAGGTCAGCTCATAGTGCCTTGAATGCCATTGCAGAAGTTTATTAAACTTCTCACGGGATTCATGATCAGTCGCACCGGTGATAATCCCTGAAGTGGTCACATTCTTGCCAGACACCCGCGCATAATTATGTGCCGGTGCGCCTTCGTCACGCGCCCAGGTCGAAATATCAGAGGTAGTATCATCACTTTCACCACCTGTTGTGGCCAGATAAACCACATCGGTACTCTGTCCATCAGTTCGATAAACCGCGATCTTACCTTCATTTTCACCCGCATCTACTTTCTTGCCATGTTCGGCAATGTCAGCCGATACCTTGGCTAAATTGCGTTTGACTTTTTCTTTATCAAACTTCGTCTTCTTTTTTGTCAACGATTGCAATTTCGTGTTGTTCCGATCATAACCAGCTTTATAGCCGTCCTTGGCCCGTTTCCATGAGTTGGCAATCGTCGTCATAAACTGTTTCGTTTTATCATCTTTGGCATCATTTGCCTTTTTGACAAAACTTGCTTGTTTCGTCTTGGCATTATTGTACTTATCACGATAACTAGTGACTGCTTTCTTGTACTTGGCTATCTCACTATCCAATTTCTGTTCAGCAGTCATTTTCTTCTTTGTCGCCATCAAATCACCTCCTACCAAACACTGTCGTCCAGCCCGAATTCGTCATTAATCTTGCTGAAGGCGCTACCAAGTTTACGTTCAAAGATGTCGGTAACTTTCTTCAGCATACGTTCGTCAGAAATATCACCATTGATGTTAATTTCAATTTTTGGCTCAATCTTTGGCCGACGATGTGAGACTTTCATGGCCTTAACGGACTTCAAGTAGTCAGCAGATGGAGATGATTTATCGGCATCAGCGCGGGCTTCAATGGTCTGGTTGATCAGGCTGTCAGCAGAATTACGTTTTGGATTGATGGCAACTTCTGAATTGCCGGCTTCACCAAATACGTTGACTTTGCCTTTTTTAGCCCAGCCACCATTGGCATGCTTGGCCAGTGCAGCAGCCACATCTCTGGCACCGGCAACGTGTTGTGCGGTATAACCGCCACGTTCCCAGTCCGTTGAAAACTCAGCCGCTAGAGAGGAGACCGAACCATGGCTTCTTAATACTCGTTTCAGAATGGCACTGTTGGAACCGTCACCAGAAAGAGCAAACTTCAATTGAGTTGCAGGATTCTTCCAACTGGTTCCGTGTCGACGAGCATAGTTCCTTAAACCGGTTGCCCGGCCTTTGAACCATTGTCCAAGTCCGGATGCACCACCGGCACCGTTAATGGCACCAGGATTTAAGCCACCAGATTCAAACTTCCAGTTACCAAGAACAGCGGCAATCCCTTGGGTTGTTGCAGCAGGATAAAGTTTCTTGAATGCTGCCGCCAAGGTTCTAACTCTTGTTCCAAGATCACCAACCAGGTTCATATTTCCAATATTCCCAATTGTATCTGTGGATAGATGTTTAGAAACCCATGATAATGCTGACTTGCCAAGTTCTTGTTTAGCCAATTTCTGTAAACGTCCACTGGCTGAACCAGACTTCTTTGATTTAGCCGCATCATGTAAGCCTTTGACACGGTAATAGCCATAACCCATTGACTTATCAGATGCAATCGAAGAAACGTGCGCTCTTGGAGGTGTTTCATTAAACATCGAACCGGTTTTTGGATTCTTGATGATCCCAACGTGTCCTGCAGCTCCAGTACCGTGACCAAAGACAACAATATCTCCAGGCACAGTATTTTTGAGTGACTTACCTAATGGCTGGACACCAGAACTGTTCTGCATCGCAACGGTTGTTCGGCCAATGTTGACACCAAAGTGTTTCAGCGCCTGAGCAACCATCCCGGAACAATCATAATACGTCGGTCCCATGGCACCCATTTGATATGGATGGCCAGTGAAGTGCTTTTCAGCATACTTCAGAAAGGCTTCTCGTGTACCACCACGACCATCAGCACTACCAATGGAAGCGTTGATAACCTGCCAAATGGCTTTCATCCAAGGCTTACCATAAGATTCAGCAGCGTTTTTAGCTAACTGAGTCGATCCTTGTTGTAACTTGGATCCACCAACATTAACATGCACACTGAAGTTATTCTTAAAGGATTTGCCTGGATCTTTTTCGCCAGCGCTGGCAATCTTACGTAAAGCACTGTCAGAAACACCGGATCCTTTAGCATAGCGTGGAATGAACTGTTGTGCCTGTCGGCCGTTAAGAACTTTATCGCCCTTTTGTAATGGCAATACCCGGTTCTTGCCTTGTGGCAGGTACATTTCATTCTTGCGGACAATAATTTCTTGGCGTGGACCAGCAGTCGCATCGTTGACCATTGCTAGTTGATTCTCTGTCAATTCACCATTGGATCCATGCGCATACTTGATTGGCTTGATAACCGAATGATTACCGCCAAACTGTCCCAGAACACTGTCAATGCCAGAGATACCCTGGTTGAGTTGACCAATTGCACCACCCATAGCAGTGTGAGCAAAGCCCTTCATTCGATACATCGCTTTGCCAAAGCCAACAGCGGTTGCATTAGCAGCTGAAATCACCCCATCATGCAACTGGTTCATCTGTTTTTGCGAATCCTGTTGCATGACATTGTAATCATGAACCGTACTCTTACGCATGGAATCCGTGCGCTTACCGGAAGTTGAAACAATATTCTTCCAGCGAGAATTGTTGCCATTCTCCAACTGGTTTAATTGTTTAACGGATCCTTTTTGTAAGGTGTCGTAATCAGCAACCGTGTTCTTGCTAATCTTCTTGGTCGACTTGGCAGTTTCTTTTTCAGTCTTATTCCAAGTGGACTTCGATTGCGAACCAAACTTGTTAACAGATTTGTCGGCTTTAGTAGTTCCAAGAGATGTATTACCAGTCGCGTAACCAGGCAAAACGTGTCCCAAACCACCACTGAGAACTTTCTGAGTATCCCGGGCTTTGAGGATCCGTTCACCAGGCTTAACCTTGGCAAATTGAGGCCCGGCGGCACCAAGCAGACGAGCTTTCCGACCGTTGACCGTATAGGCAAGTTCGGGGCCACCTTCACCAACCAGGGCAGTTTGTTTCTTGGCAATTAAACCACCAGAAGCATACCCAGCAGTTGGATTGGCTTTCCGTAATCGAGCACGTAACGCAGCCTCTGACTTGGTTTGCTGTTTGCCACCAGTTAAACCGTCATAGGGATTTGAGGCTAGTTTTTTGTACGAACCCTTACCATTCTTCTTGTCGTAGCTCTTGATGTTTTTGTCAACGGCTTTATAAGCGGCTTTGATATATGGATCCAAAGCAGCACCAATTTTGCCACCAATATAAGAACCAATCATGGCACCTGCTGGTCCACCAAGATAACCACCAATTCCAGCTCCAAGACCTTCACCAGCGGCTTCACCGATTTTGCCACGTTTTAATGCAGCAACGCCAACCGCAAGACCCAATGATGCCCATCCAAGGCCACGAATTTTACTGCTAAAGCGACTACCACCAGTAGTTCCAGCTGAGTTACCAGCATCGCGAACATATTTGCCGAACTTCTTACCACCGGAATTGCCACCAGTTACGGCGCCTTCTTTTACGTGATAAGAGAACTTCTTGCCACCAGCATTACCAGCGGCGGTCGTGCCTTTGCTAACTTTAGTACTAAACTTCTTACCGCCAGTTGTTGCACCTTTTGAGATTCCTTTAGAGGCACTTTTGGCAAAGGTAGCGCCACTCTTTTTAGCTTGGGATTCACTGGACCCGCCACCAAACTGGCCTAAAACACTTAATGGTGAGGACTTACCAGTAACTTTAGTTTTGCCGGCTTTCGTTCCACCAATGACACCGCCGGCAGTCAGCAATGGCTTGATTTTTGCCAAGCCACCACCAAGAGCAGCAACACCACTGACAACACTACCAAGTGTAATTGCAAGTGGACCAATTGCTGCGACTGCCAAACCTGTGTAAGTAATAAACTTACGCATTGGTTTTGGTAGATCAGCAAACTTTTCCATTAACCGAGTGACTTTCATCAACGCCGGTGTCAAGGTTGGCAAAACGTCTTTAGCAAACGTCATACCAATCTGTTTGAGACCCATTTGAGCAATGTTTATTTGGTTCTGCCAGGAACCACGGTTCTTTTCAGCTAACTGAGCAACATATCCAGAGCCACCATACTTACCAGCCTTTTCAACCTGCTCATTTAAAGCCTTCATCTGCTTGACGTTGGCACCAAGAATCTTGGCGGTCGTCATACCTGTCTGTCCGAACAAAGCACCATAAATAGATGTTTTTTCGGTTCCGGTCAGATTTTTAGCTGACATGGTTTTGTTGATTTTAGCAAAGATGTCTTGCAGTGAAAGCAGATTGCCTTTGGAGTCCTTAAAGTCCTTTGGAGATAACCCCAATTGCTTCATAGCGCCAACGTATTTGCCCTTTGCTGGCGGATTAGTCAATCGACTTAGAACTTGTCGTAAGCCGGTACCAGCGACGGACGCTTCCTGCCCGTTGTTACTTAAAATACCAATAGCAGAAGCAGTTTCCGAGAGTGATTGATTAGCACCATGAGAGATTGCACCAACATATTGCAGTGCGTTGCCCATTCCTTTGAAATCAGTGGCCGTCAGATCAGCGGCATATGCCATCTGGTTAACAGCTTTTTTCGTGTTAGCCGTCATGGTGGTCGTGTTCTTTGACCGCATCCCAAATGACTCGATTGCGGCAGTTGCGTTATGCACAACGTCAGTGTAATCATCACCAGAAGCAATGGAGCCCTGAACCATTGTCTTTTGAGCGGCAAGAGCTTGGTTGGCCGTATAACCACGACGAACCAGTTCTTCATATCCAGCGGCAACTTGTTGCTGGGCAACCCCGTAATGCATCGAGAGTTTTGCCCCTCGTTCCTGCATTTCACCGGTTGCTTTAACTGAATGTTGAACGCCCTCGCCAGATGTTTCCAGCAAGTTCTTAATAATGGTGTATTTATGCTGAAGGACGGTCGCATCTTTAGCACCCTTTAAGAATGCAGCACCAACGGCCACCGATACAGGCAGCATATTATAACCGACATCTCTAAACTTCTTGCCGGTTTCGTTCAGGCGATCGAGTCGCTTACGAGTTGCCTCGGAAGTTTCGCCAAATCGTCGAACGTGTTCAGAAACGGCTTTGAATGACTGCGTACCAACATCTTTGATTTTAGCAATCGAACGTTGCAGGATACTGGTTTGTCCAGCTGCCGTCTTGCTGTAGTCACCCACGGCACGAACATTTTGACTAGTTAACTTGAGGCTCTTACCACTATCACTCGTCTTTTTAACAGCATCACTCAATTGTGCTTGAGCAGTAGCCGCCGTCTTTGTCTTGGCGGTTAGATTCTGGGCTTCCTGGGACGCAGACTTCATGTTTCGTTGCATTGAGTTTGTCGCAGAGCCAGCATGACCACCGCCTTGAAGCTTATCAATCCGTTGTAACTGATTAACAAACTCACCAGCGGCCTTGGTTGCCTCTTTGATGTCCTGATAGTTAACTTTTGCAGTTAAGTCATATCCAACCCGATAAGGGGAATCAGCCATTTCCTTCACCTCCTAACTTGTTTACTTCTTGTCGTCCCCACCAAAGGCTTTTGCAACCCCAATCTGGGTACTCAACGAGTCAGGAGCTGAACCAGTGAACTTTTTGCGGTACACTAATTCTTCCAGAATAGCTAACTGATTAGCCGTTGCGTGAGCTACCATTCGTTCAGGAACGCCATTTAATACAAGAAAAAACGGAAGCTCGAGTTTATCGGCTTCCGTTTTCATCTCTTTACGAGTTATTGATCTAGTTAAGCCCCTCTTGCAGAAAGGAAAGCACATGGTCATATACTTCTGTGTATCCTTTATGGGTATCAAACCAGCTTATATCCTTAATCTTGGGTGCAACCACGATTGATTTAATTGCTTGTTGCATGAAGTAGGTCCGGTTAATGTTCCCGAACGGGTTGGACGATGCATCCAATAAGTCAGATGCAGCCGCTGTGCCTGGGAATTGAATCAGCCAAGTCTGTTCACCCTCCTCACCTTCGTTGGTTTTGAAGGTTTCGGTTTTGTTGAACCGTGAGGTAATAGTGTTCTTTTGGGCTTCAGTCTTGGCAGTTTCGTTCACATTAGCCATTTCATCAGCAACTTGCTTCGTAGTTTTCTTTACAGTTTCTGGCATTTAAAATCTCTCCTTTTGAATTTTTGCGTAAAAAAATAACCCTAGCTTAAAGCTACGATTCCTTGGTCAAACTATGATGGCATTGAATCCAGACGTTCGTATTCCAGGTTCAATACCTTAACTTGCCATGAACGGACTTGTGATGCATCGCCGTTTTGGCCGGATGGAATCCGTGTGACACCACAGTGAGCACCATATACATGTTCAGTGTCAGAACGGACGTCAATTGCGAATTCCTTGTTGGAGTTTGCCAATTCAGCAAACTTCGCGTTGCATGGAGATTCTTGACTCAAGTTGTAAGTAACTGATCCGGAGTTTTTGTTGTTCTTTGAAAGAACAAAAGTACCGTATGAATCACCATCAACTGAGATTTTATCGTTATCCCATTCCCAAGTAACAAAGTCGCCACTTTGGAATCCAAATAATACCGCACCGTCAACAACGTTAGTGACGTCAGCAGCATCATAGGCGCCCATGTAACCGGTTTGAGATGAGTTAGCATTTGCCATGAATTAATTCCTCCTTTGGTCTAATGAAGATTGAGTGTGACTGAATCGGCAGTCGCACTAGAACTATTAAGTTGAGGTGTGCCTGCATCAACTACTCGCTCCGCCGCCACCGTTTGAAGTGATGGTGTCAGATTGAACAACACCATTGATAGTGGCACTATGAATAGCTCCTGAACGGTGATACCAGAATTGGATTCCTCCATAATGGCGTTTAGACAAGTCCTGAAGTGATTGAGCATTTCGATCAGATGCTTCAACGTGGAAGTCACCTTTCTTAGTAGCGTCATCAGTCAAAACAATGCCTTGTTGCCAAGCGGTATCCAAAGTGTTGTAAACCGTCCCGGTGAGTAAATCAATTCCAGATTTCTCGTAAGCAATCTTGTCGTTTTGCTGGAAGTCTTTCTGGACATTAAGCTGAACCATGGTTTTAACCCAGGTATCACCGTGTAATGAGTCGATATATTCACCGTTTGAAGTCCAGCCTTCTGAAGTTTCAGGCGTCCCGTTAACCATGACATAGGCAATTGCGTGATGATTATTAATCCCGGTAAAGTCGGTACTTGAGAAGTCTTGAGTAGTCAAACCATTGATTTGCTTAAACTTCCATGTTGCTGAACCAACCGTCTTAGATGCTACGGAACCGATGAAACCAGCATCCATTGCCTCATCCATTGGGTGAACACAATCAATCGTGTATTGGTTACCTTCCCAAGCAGAAAAGGCATCAACACTTTCTTCTTGAACGACCAGGAATTTAAGCAGGTTAGCTTCACAGATGTTGGATGCCAGGGCCATATCGGTTGGATCATCCTTGTCAAAGACCATGAAGTACCAGTCTTGGAACCAGAAAGCGCCTAATGAGTCCTGGAGTTTGCCGTCTGGATAACTCAAAACGGCAACTCGATCAGAGGCTGCGTCTTGAGTAAAGTACATCGCAGCTTTGGCATACATTGGGGTGCTGGAATCATAGTCCAGAGCCAATGCATCAATGTTGCTGTATTCTTTGTAAACGGCACCAGTCTTCGTGTCAGTAATGGAACGAAGCAAACCATCGGTAGTTGTCGCGTTGTTTGGCACGCCACCACCGTGGCCATCCTTGTCTGGAACTGGAGTTTTAGTAACAAAAAGAATGTTACCGAAACCAATTTGAGGGATAGGCTGTTGAACTTTTAAATTGACGATAACGTCAGTAATACGCCCGTATGGGGCAATTGCAGTAGCCATTTTGTGACCTCCTAATTTTTGTTAATGTTAATTTGTGAACCATTGTTCCCATCAGTAACCGTGGTGCTCTCAATCGTGGTATGTGGTGAGTACGTGAAGTCCAAGTCATCAGACTCAAACGTCAAACCAGACGTCACAACAAACGTGGCATCAAAGCCCACTGCATAGTCATAATTGGCACCAAGCATGGCATTGTGACTGAGGACATCGTTCGTGGTGCCCACCGTCATGCGACACTGTTTGAGCATCCGGCGATAGCTGGGGTCGTGCAGAGCTTCGTAAAGTTCTTTGGCCAATTGATTGGCTTCCCAATAGTCGGTGGAGTGAGCATCAAGCTGTAACACAATCTCGTAAGTCCGATGATCAGGAAAATCTGCCAGCGTTTCATGGTCATCAATGACCGTTTGGAACGTCATGAAAGGATAAGTCGGACGATCAGTCGTCAATTCATTGGCATAAAAAAACTGCCCGGTCGATTGCTTAACAATCTCACTAAGGCAGTGAACTAATAGTTGTTTACCAGAACTATATGTGCTGATGTTCGTCATCCCCTTCCAACTCATAAATGACGACATCAGAATAATCTTGTAGATTACTCGTATGTGTGGCTTTATACTTGCCACCCTGTGAAGGTATCTCGACAATTGTGTTGTCTGGGTATAGCTGTGTGGACACCCAAAGTAGTTGCACATTGCTTTGGGCACCACCAGCTGCCATCACTAACGAATGGGCAAACGTACTATAGGGCAGGATCGGCTCGTGGCGTTGCTCAGGTTCAATATTATTTGTAGTTTCTTGACCTGGTATGCCATCATGCGGACCATCTGATGCATCTCTTAACCGGTCAGCAGACCAGACATTAATGTCAACACCTTTGCGACGAATCAATGAAGCCATCTTCAGCTTTTGCATCAGTCATGCCACCCTTCTAGTATTCGATACGACACACTGCGAGCCAGAATTCCTTTGTCTACCAATGGATTGTTCGTCCCTTTGCGCGCAATCGTGGCTGGTGCGTTGCCTGGATCTGACCAGGTAACCATCTGCCGGCGAATGTCGTTGACAGCAGTTTCACCAAGGATATTCAATAGCTCGGTTGCTGACATTGTGCGGTCAATAATCCGTCCGATGCCATTCATCACCATGCGTCGATATTTGTCTTCGTTCTCTTTTTTAGCAGTCCGGATAAACGGACGAGCTGGAATGTTTACTTCCTTGACCAGGATATAAACAATCTTGAAACCATTGCCCGAGGGAACCGCTAACACATTCTTGCCTTTTGGTCGGAATAGTCCCGGTATCTCACGTGCCGGCATTGGTCCGCCGTCGCCACCCACAGGAGTGTCTTTGGTCGGAATGGTTAACCATTCGCCGTTTTTCGGCTGAATATGGGCACTAAACTCGTTGGCCCGAACAATCGTCAGCAACTTGCTTTCTGCACTATCACTAAAGAAACCCACGGCCAAAAACTTCTTGTTGAGAATGTCAAACTGCTTATCGATTTCCGGCCATTGATTATCAACTTGAATAGTCAATGTTGCACCACGATAAAGTTGAATGTATCGCCCTTTCCGTACTGCTTCCACAACTTCCAATACATCCGGCCCCAAATTGAACTGTTAATCCATTTGGTGTTTTGGTTATTCTTGGAGAAGTAGGTGGTCTTAATCACATCGACCTGTTCAGATTGAATACCTTGTCCGGCCTCGTTATCCATTGAGACTAAATGCAGTGTCAGATACCGCTCTGCCTGCTCACGAATAGCTGGTCCAATGTCTTCACCGTTAATGACGATGTTGCTTGGAAAACCATCCCCAATGACTTCGACGTGAGCGTCAGCAATCAGTTGGGTAAGCGTGGCATCCGGAATATCAGCTACCAATTCAGGCGCGGTAGCTTTGACTTCATCAATGGTTGTTAATGGTTGTGAAGCGGCCATATCTGTCGCCTCCAGTCTGTTTAGATACCTTTGAGCTGTACAATTGCTTGTGGTGCACGGACAATCAATCCGCCACATTGTTCTGAATAAGGAATAGTGTAAGTCAAATTACGATATTCAGTCTGTTGACGGGTAATTGGTTCGGCATCAAGAATCTGAGCAGTCTCAGCAGAATTATCAAAGATTAATCCCATATCTTTCTTACCGTTATCAGCCTTTTGTAATTCATTGACCTTAACGATTTGTGAGAACCATTGACGATTCTTCAGAAGTTCAATCAAGGTAGTTGGTTGATAGTCGTTGTAAGGAACGTCCAGAGCGTCATAAGCACCGGCTGGCAAAGCTAATACTGGAGTGACGTCTTCGTAACCGTTCAACTGTGTAATCTTTTCGCGGGCTTCTTTAAGTTCGTTAAGGATAACCTTGGGATCGTCGCCAACTACACTCTTAGGAAAGGCGTAGTTTTGTGCGGTACTCAAGTTAGTCAAGCCAGGGATGTTGCTGTCTGGATTACCGGTAAAGACCAGGCGATCTTCGAAGTCGGCCATCCCACGGCTGATTGCTTGTCCTTGAGTAGCGTCGAGGTTGATGCCGGCCAATTGTGCTTCTTGAATCTCTTGGACCGAGTAGTTAGCTGCTAATGCGAAAGTAATAATCCCTTGGGATGTTTCTTTCATATCAGCATCTACCAACGGAATATCAGTGCCACGGTTGGCAAGAACACGAGCAGCACCACGTTCAGTCAAAGTTCGGTAAGTGTATGTTTTAGTCCCGGCTGGTACTTTGTAAGAGCCGAATAGTGTCCGTGCTTTGAGCTGTGACTGTTTGGGTGTGTAAACCGTTCGGTCAAGGTTCTCTAACGCACGTTTGCTAATAATAGCTGTTTGTGCCATTAATTTTTCCTCCTAACAAAAAAGGACTCCGTTAAGAGTCCTTGGTTTATTTGATGTTTTATGAAGCAGCAGCAATGGTAACGGCAACGGTCGCGGTTTTGGTGTTGTCAGCATGCGCCGTCGCAGTGATGTTGGCTGTACCAGTTTTAACGCCGGTGACAGTCCCGTCAGCCGCCACTGTGGCAATGGTTTCATCGCTTGATTTGTAAGTGATGCCCTTGTCAGTGGCGTTGTCTGGCGTAATTGTAGCCACAACCTGTTTAGGTGTCCCCATTGTCACTGTCGTGGTTGGTCCACCAAAGGCAATGCCAGTAACGGCAATCACGGCTTTAGGTGTGATATGGGCACTAGCACCATCAGCGTTAATATCAGACTCACCAGCACCGTTAACGGCGGTAACGGCAATGGTATAAGCTGTCCCATCCGTCAAACCATCAATTGTTCCGGACAATTTGTCTGGAGTAGTGGTTTTGGTTGGCTTGTCCGGCCAAGCACCAGAAGTTTCTTTGCTGTAAATGTTGTAGCTGTCAGCACCATCATTTGCCGCTGGTTGAATAGTAAAGTCGGTCTTGCCGTCTTCACTATCAGTTGCCGTAATCTTTGGGGCTAATGGTAAGGCAATGGTGGTAGCGCTAGCTGAATCAGAAGCATTGCTGTCACCACTGACGTTAGAAACGACAACAGTGGCATCATAGGCCGTATTGTCATTAAGTCCATCAACCACAAGCTGAGTTAAGTCAGTCGGATTATCGAACTCTTTAGTCTTGGCAGGATCACTACCAGTTTTATACGAAATCACGACTTTGGTAATGGGTGCTGAACCATCACCAGTTGCCAATTTAACATTCGCAGTGAATTGCTTTGCGCCCGCAGTCAACGTTAATGAAGGCTTGCTTGGCAAAGTGGTTTGATCAGGAACCGTTAAAGTGGCATCCCCGTCATTCTTAGTCGCTTTCCAACCAGGATAAACTGTGTTGGGAGTCAGTTGACTAATTGTGACTGGAGATGGTACATCTTTAGCGAGTTGATTATTATCTTTATCGGTAACAGAAAAAGTATCTGCCATTTTTACACCTCCATTATTTCAGATTTAATGTGACTGTTTTGGGTGTAGCAGTTGAACTACTTAGTTGGGGTGTTAGCTGGTTGACTGCTCGCCTGATCTTTGGTTGCAGAATTGTAGCCAAGACTAGTCTGTAAGAATGCAGTATCACCAGAATTACCCGCTGTCGTGAAGATTCCAACAACTGCGTCGCTATCACCAGCCGGCTTGAATAAACCGTTAGCATCTACGGTGGCAGCTTCATTCTTGTTGACATCAGCAGAGATTGGAACAGCAATCGTACCTTCGCGAAGAACTCCAAGAACATCGCCCGCTTTCCAAGTATCAGTTGGGGTATCAGTGAAATGTTCTGAATCAACATATGAACGTGATAATGCGACGCCATAGATTGGTGCTGCATTAGCTGGAACTACTTTGCCGCCAGACATTGCAACGGCTTGACCATAGCTGATGGGTGCACCAGCAGTTTCAGTATTCACATTCTGGGTTTGGGTGGTGGCTGGTTTACCAGCACCAAGTGAACCGTTCATGTATAAACCTTCTACAGGAATTGTCATAGTCTTTTACCTCCTTTTATTCTTTAGAATCGTTCAAGTGATAGCGAGCTTCTTGAAGTTTCTTCAATTCGTCTGCACCATCACCGTGGCCACCAGTGAAGCCAACGACACCTGGCTTGTTGGCAATTGCTAACATGCTGTCATAAAACGCATTGATGTAGTCATCTGACTTCTCTTTCTCGTCGAATGAATCATTCTTGGCTTTGATAGCAGCCACCTTAATGTCTTTGTCAGTCTTACCGTTGAAGTCGAATGAGTCGCCAACAAATGGGGTCGCTTGTTTGATTAAGGCAACTCGGGCTTCAGCGAGCTTGTCGATTGAATCACCTTTGAAGTTATCCAATTTAGACTGTAAGTCTTTGACGGTTGCATCAAGTGCGTCAGCTTTAGCTTGAGCACTGTCGGCCGCTTTCTTGTTGTCAGAAGCTGAACCGTTAGCCTTTTCGATTTGGGCTTGTAAGTCCTTAACTTTGGCTTGAGCTGCAGCTAATTGTGTCTTGAGGGATGCTAAGGAACTATTGGCTTGAGTAGCTGTATCAGCGTCTTCAGTAGCAACAGTAATATTGGCACCATCAAGCATTACTTTAGTTGTTTCCATGCTTTGTTTTCCTCCTTTGGGATCGTCGTCAGTCATGATGGCCGAGTCACCAGTTATCCGAACAGAATGACCAGCTCGTCCGCGATCAACAACTGCGACATGATTAATTTGGATATTCCGTTGCATTGAGTCATACTGCATCCCTTGATAATTGCCACTCTGTGGGACAACCTCGGTAATAAAGCCAATGGACAATTCCTGTTTGCCGTCCTTGATTTCTTTGATTAAAGTCGGATCAGTAATTGTCATATCAACTCGCACGCGGTTGCCGTCAGTGTGCGCATTATCAGCGGTGATGCCTTTGCCATACTTAGTATAGTTACCGGCCGTCACCAACTCGGAGGGATGATTATCCGTAATCGCCTTATTATTTGCGGACTGAATTGTTTCATCAGCCAACAAATCCTGGGGCAATTTGGCTTCCATCTCGATTGAGCCGTCAGCCTTTTGGTAAGGAAACACGCCAACCCTAGCAATTGGCACGTCGTTAACGTGAAGGAAGCCGGTTGAGGCGTCCTCCACAATCTTGCCAATCGGTGCGGTATCATAACGCGTAACGTTACTCATGGTTACTTACCAATCGGAATAATGACTTGTGCGCTAGGAATATGGATTGTTTGGCCAACCCGAATGCTGAACGTTTCTTTGTTGATGTTGTTGTAGAAACGTAATTGCTGCAGGCCAACTTGGAACTGGTTGGCAATACTCAACAAAGTATCGTTGGGCTGTACTTGATAAGTCGTTTTGTCACGCTTGTAGTCAAACTGAGCATGATTAAACTTGTCAAAGCCAGTCACTTGAATAGGTTCATTCACAATAATCATCCTTTCAAAAAAGAGATGCTGATTACTCAACATCCCTATAGATTTGCCGATTGGTAACCCAGCCGACTACTGGGATGAATGTTATAAATCAAAGATAGAAAGAGCTACACAACGACAACGATAAGGCTCGCCAGGTAACTGACCGTCATCCCCACCGTTTGGATCGTTATAGCTTTGAACAGTACCATCTAGTTCCTGGTGTCTTGGTCGAACTCGTGCGTCTTCCATGGACTGCCAGATATATTTACTCGCACCCGCACGTTGCGACCGGTAAGCGTCTAATTGGCCCAGAATCTTGCCCGTCTGGTCGTTTGCAATGAAAGCTGCATGATTGTTTGCCATTTGGGTAGTCTTCGTCAGAGCCTTAGCAATCGCTCCTACACCGCCGCCATCGTTGATACTTTGATAGATGGTTTTCTCTAATCGATCAGTAAAGTCTGACCGCATGGATTTAATCAGCGCGACGTTTTCTTTAATCTTCATCTTGGTGTATTCATCAAGCGTGCTATTGTGTTCAATCGTCGTTAGATTAACGTGAGATGCCTGGGCTTGAATATTCTTGTAACTAAACGTGTCAACCGAATGCAGATAACTGGACACCATTGATGCCATAAACGCATCAGAGTCAGCGCCATTAATTGCGATCAACATGACCGCAATCGCAGCCGCTATGTCGTCGCTGTGGTCGTCATCCGTTAAGATTTGTGAGCCACCTTTGACTTTCGGATTAATTAACCGCTGAATATGGTCGTCAGCAATGGCTTTCCAGCCACTCACAAGGGTTCTAATTCGTCTCGAATAATAAGTCTCCAGCGACCAGGGATAACGTGTTCGAGGGATGCCGTGAGTCAGCTGTTTAATCTCTTCTGGAGTTAACTTCTTGACCATAGCATCACTTCCCGGAATGAATCTTGTCTAAAATGTCCTGGTAGTGCTTAATTTCATCTTTAGTTGGTGTATCCAGTGAGTCGTGTAATGCCGACTTCACGGAACCTTTTTGACCGGCTAACATCGTTTTAGCTTCGTCTGGATCCATAATGCCCGCACTAATTGCGGCGGTTGCTGCTTGGACGTTGTTGAGTAAGACTTTGCTATTAGTCTCGTCATCTGAATCCCATAATGGATTAAATTCAATATCCCAAGCAAAGCTGTCCGGATCTTCAGTGCCATCAGCCACATCAGTTGCATACATCAAGTAGCGCACAATCTGCATAATCTGTGGCTTCAATTCATTTTGTTGTTGCGATTTAATCTGATCATAGTAGTTAATGACATCATACTGAGCACCAGTTAAAGTCCCAGCTTCCTGGCCGGTTAAGACTGACTTGGGAATATTAGACGACGCTGCTAATGCCTGCCAGGCGAAGTCAATAATGTCACTAACACCAGCTAATGGTGTGCCAATCTTAGTCATATCTTCTTGTGTTGAGATTGCTGTCACGCCTTCAGTTGTCATAGCAGCAGACATGGCATGAATTAAGTCAATCCGCTCTTTATTGGACATATCTGTAACTTCGTCGGACTTAAAGACCTTCAAAGTCAATTCATAGAAAATCTTACCAACACTGTATTGCGCACTGTCAATAATCTTCAGTGGATCATAGCAGGTGTTAATGATCGAATTCCCATAGTCATCACCTTCAAGCCTGCCAAAGGTTTGATGAAAGTATCGGCTCTTATCAATCTTCTGCTTTGGTGGCACTGATGCATTCATATCGCCAGTTTGAGTTGGCGTGACTGTGATGTTAGATTCCTGGCCATACTTTAAACTGGTTGGATCATCATTAATCTGATAATCTTCGACGTTCTCTGGACTAAAAGCATTGATAAATGCCACGTTTTTAATATTGCCTGGATCAACCGGCGTTGCTAAATCAGTCGACCTGGTCTCTTGCAGCCCAATCGAGGCATAACCATCGCCAAATAACCGTGAGTAGATAAACTCCTGGGATAATGCAGTTGATAGATGCAAGTTATCCAGGGCTTTCTGATATTCAGCCTGTTTGTCCTGGTCATCCGGAATGACAATCCGCCAGCCATTCCGTGTCATATCTTCAGCTGGCTTGGCTACCAACTTGCGGGCAATCCCGTTGTTTCGATACATATCTTTTAAGGTGCCGTTGTCCAGTTCCATTGAACCGGCATACGGTCGGGTATCGCCCCATTGTGGCGCTTCATTGGTATTGCCTTTGCTTTGTAAATCAAAGAAATCTGCAACAAATTGTTTCAGTCCCATGGTCAGCCTCCTTTCTATATATTGAATCGTTCTTTAAGTGATTTATGTCGCCCGATGTTATTTAGGGCTTGGGTCATGCTATCAACTTCATCATCATGCGGTGCATTGGGGAAATTAACCATTTCTTCAATCATGTCATCAATGCCCGGCTTCCACAGTGGATGCGGTAAATAACAGTTGCCAGCTTCCCATAGTGGACTAACTGCAGCGGCTCGGACTTCCTTACCGCCATCCGGTTCCACTGGCACAATGCCAGACACTCGATTACGTAAGGTGTCAATGATGGCTGAACCATTGGCCTTGTCTTCAATTAACTTGCGTCGTGCGTCCGGATGTCTGGCAGTGGTCTGCCTAATGGCATCTAGAGTTTGCGTAAAGGTCATGCGGGCATGCCGTCGATCCATTAGATAGAAGTTAGCACCACGCTTGCCCCACACTTGGCCAGCAACAAAGTCATCATTAGCTTTGGATTTGAATGTGGCATCCCACGATTGAACAACCGTGTCCAGGTGCCGTGGAATGATGGCCACATCTTTATCAGTCAGCCCGAGCTCAACCATCTTGGCTCGACTTGGGACATAATACTTAATCCAATCGCGTTTGAAGATGTTCCCGCCTTCAACCGTTGGCCGTTGCTGCCACATGGCGGCAAAGTATTGCGAGCCGTTAATCTTCTTGGCAGTTAGCAAGTCTTCAAGTGAATGTAACTCTGGACATAAGGCTTCACCATTGTGGCGCCCAATGGGATCAGTCTCACCATCCGGGATGTCTTCAGCAATCGCTGGTAGTTTGATAACCTCCCAAGGTAGCGTTCCCTGTTGGAGCAACCTGCCGGCCAAATCATCAATCTGCCACCTGGTCATAATGACAATAACCGAACCACCCTTTTGGAGACGGGGATAGAATGTCCGTTGCCACTCAGCCCAAATCTTATCTTTAATGGTTGGTGATGCAGCTTCTTCAGCGTTCTTAATTGGGTCATCAACAATCAGTAAATCAGCTGGACGACCAGAAGCGCCACCCAGCATTGAAGTCGCATAGAAACCGCCGTGGTGATCTTTAATCGTGAATTCATTTGAAGCATTCCGATCCATCTGTAAACCAGCCAATTGTCCGGCCAGGTTCTCAAAGTTGCGCCGGTTAGCGCTACTGAAAGTTGTATACAAATCTTGCGAGTAAGCCGTGACCATGACGCGTTTATCCGGATTCTTTGTTAAGTAGTAACTCGGGAATGTCTGGGTAATGGTCATCGACTTACCATGTTGCGGTGGCATCTCGACGATATAGAAATGCTGTTCGCCGTCAATGATCTTCTGGAGCTTGTCAGCAATGTATTTCTCATGCGGGTAAAGTGTGGCATGAATGTCGGCGTAAGCTAGTTTAAAGTAATCCGAGTAGTTCCGGCGAGCAAGTTCAAGCTGAACCTGTTGAAGCAGGCTTTCTTTAGTGATCATGTCCCATCATCGCCGGTCAACTTGCGCTCCAGTTCACTCAACTTCTTATCATCAATCTTTTCTAGTGGACGGGCACTAGTTTCCAATGAGCCGGACAATTGTGTTTCTTTGCGATCACGCCAAACATCAGGCTTGCGGTTCTTCAACCAAAAGATAGCAGCCGTTGTATCTGGTGGCACCATCTTTTCAGTTTGAAACAACTCAATCCGTTCACGCGTAGGAACATTTTCAATCGCATACGCTTTAATCTCATCATCAGTTGCTTCTGGGTGATTCAGCTTGAATTCGTTTTGTGCTTTACGGCGTCGTGCCCAAAGAACATCCTCATCCAACGTAACGACTTTATATTGATGCTCGGTCGTCTTATAACCGGTTGCCCGCTTAAACAACGAGTTCTCGACTTTTCGGTCAACCACTTCTTTGCCCTTTTTTAGGGCGTCAGAAATGTCAGAATATTTGTTCTCCCAAGCATACAAAGTTGGCCTTCGAATCCCGATGTTATAAGCGATCTGTTCATCAGTTAATCCATCTCGTGCCCAACCTTGGAGTTTGAGCAGACCTTCATCGGTCAACCATTTTTGATATTTTCCTCTTGCCAATCTACTCACCTCCTAAAAATGGGCAAAATAAAAACGCTATTCTTTCAGATAACGCTTGAGAGTCTCTTCGGTTAATCCATGTTCTTCTAACAGTTGTTTTCGTTGATCCCTTGACGCCGGGTGGAAGTCTAGCTTAATTGTTCGACCACCGTGGTCAACAGCTTCAAGCGGTGAATCAGAATCCACAATTACTTCACCATTGACTATTAAATTGTAAAATTCCGAACTAGTAATGCGCTTAATCTTTCGAATCAAGTGCTGTTGATTACGGGCTTGCATCCGTTTAAATCCGGCTGTATTTGTCATGCGGTATCTTACCTCCACGTGAATAATACTTTTCACTGATGTTCTCAATAGAAGTGGAATACGGGCCAGTAAACTTGAATGCCATTGAAGCGCATGGAGCGGATCCGTTAAATATAATGTCATCAAAGAATCGACAGCTATTCGGATCATATTCACCATAGAATCTAATTTCACTTTCATCACTAATTGGCGTCACTATATCAAAATGGTGACCAGACATAAGTCTCACCCAATTTTGTGACTTGACCAGTGGCAATGAAACCAGTAGCTTTCCATCTTTGATCCCAAACATAGTCCGGTCAGGTGCAAATCCTTGAATTTGTTTGTCATCAATAAATAATTTGGATAATTGAACGTCATAAATGCTGAAAAAGCTATCATCATTGAGCTTTATTCTTCCCGTGCTTTCTCAATCCTTTCCGTTTCTTCTTTTGACTTCGTCGGTTGCGGTTAATATTCTTCTGCCTTTGCTGTTTTATCCAGGCATCTAATTCGCCACAGCAACGAGCCTCGGTTGTACTGACATATCCATATTTTGTTCGTATCATCATACCGGACACCTCAATTGCAGGAAATACAGTAGCAACAAGATGATCGTCAGTATTCCACCAACAATTAAATCTTCTTTATGCATCTTGTCACCTCCTAAAAATGTGTACAAAAAAAGCGCTGCAATATGCAACGCACGTTTCTTAATATCAATTATTTACCAAGATGATCAATTTCAGCTTCATATTGCTTAATATACTCATCAATATAAAACTGTGGGCTGGCTATCGCAGCCACTGCCTCTCTAAAACCACCTTCGCCAACAATTTCTTCTACAGAGTATTGTTTACTGTTAGAAGCATCACTGAAATTATCAATATTGGTAAAGTTCCAAGTCCAGGTATGCTGTCGTGAAATATAAATTTCATTTTTAAGAAATCCTCTGGTACCAAAATAGTCTATAAAAGGAATATCATCCTTATTAATAATGTCAGCGTAGTCATCAATAGTTTGGGACATTAATTTGCTGAGTTGCATTGACAACATGTGAATCTTTTCGTCTTGTTTAGTCTTTAATGCCTGTATCTCATCTAGTCGTAAATCCATAGTTGGTTCCTCCTTTTGCCTAAATAATACTCGCAAGTAGGAGAAATTAATATATGGTTTCGCAAAATAAAAAGCCCGCGTTTTCCGCCACGGACTCGTTTATAACTCGCTATCAGCTCAAATCAAAGAAGTGAGAATATAATGCACGTTCTTTTTTAGTTTTTGGCGCGAGTTATGTAATGCTGCCGGTGAGGTTTGCAGTCCGGCTTCAGCCTCCAAGGAGACCACTATTTATGCTAGTAATCGCAGGCATTGTCACGAATCTAGCAACCACGCTATCTATGTAATTGTTGGTTGGCATGGCTGTAGCGACCAAATCATTTTTTATCAAAAGGAGTTAAATCAATGTCAAAAATAGAAAGTAAGCATCCGTGAACTGTAAGATGTTGCCAACCAACAACGTTGTCAGCAGGAATCGAACCTGCTCTAAACGACCACGTAACAACTTGGGAAACGCTGTTATCCATTTCATTCACAATACCAGAGTAACCCTTTAAATCGTGCATGTTCTATCAGAAAACTATCAGGTTTCTATCACGAAACTATCATTTCAAAAATTCATCTACAGTCAGGTGCTGATGGTGTCGGCGATTGTATTCCTCAATGAAAATCTCAGTGATCTTATGAACCCCCATTTCAATACCCGGATCATCATATTCATGAAGTTCAGCACGTGGCTGCCATCCGCCCCGTAAAAACCCATAATTGTACATCGTTAATTCAACATCTGCCGGTCGATTATGATTGGCAAGATACCAGTTACGAGCTTGCCGAGCACTACGCCACCAATCGAGGTACTCAAAGTAACCCATTGCATCACCTACTTCTTCCAAACGAGCAAATCAACGCCGTCAGCATTCTCTGGATTGTTGATGTCTGGCATTCTAGGACAGTATTCTGCAAAGACCAACAGTGCTTCATTTTTCATCCGATAGAACTGTGCGTCCTCAATCCGGTACTGACGTTTTTCAATATGTTCTCGAATCTCCATGTTGGAGAAGTTCTCCGAGTTAATGTATGTATCCGTTAAAATAACTCGGTAAATTCCATTCTCCAAACCGTCGATCACGTTACGGATGACGGTGCAATAAGCTGCAGCATCGATGTGACTGACAATCTTCTCTTCGTTGCTGTTGCCAGTGGAATTGCCTTTTGGCATGTCCGAAATCATTGGTGATTGCAGTGCAAACTCATTTCTTTGTTCGATCCGATGGAAATGTTCATACTCCTTCAGGAATTCTTTGGCATTTTGAATTGATGCCTTTTTATCAATGTGACTATAGTGCATAACAGCGCCCACTTTCCCCTTTTTATTCGAAATTGTGAATGATATAATTAGTTTTGATGGGAAACTAGTTATTGAGGGCTGTCGGGGAACTGACGGCTTTTTTATTTGCCATGAGTGATTTGGATTAGAAGTCCCCAAATCCATAGCGAACAAACACCAATACTCATTTGGTCTTTATCACCACCAAGAAATGCTAATGCAATAAAAACTAGGAAGAATATTGTGCCGGTAATTTTAAATGGTTTTAATTCATTCGACTTATTATTCATCAACCAGTCTCCGTCCACACATCGGGCAATAATTGATTTTGCTACCCTGACCAGTTCGTACAGTTCTCGAAAATGCATCTAAAAAGTTGCCATAGATAATGCTGAGTACAATACCATGTGGTCCATGTCCATCCCAGATTGGTTCTTTGCCATGGCAGTATGGACAATTCTGTTGTTCGTCATTCATCGTCATCTTTTGTAACTACCTTTCCAATAAAGAGTTCTCCAACCGACTTTGCTTCCTGCAGACTTTCAAATTGATAACTTGGCCACTTCGACAAACCATACTGACCCATTACCCAGTCCGGCTTATCTGACTCGGTATAGCTTGCTGAAGTTATATGATTATCGTTGAGATAATAGCCATTACTCAATTTGAATCCATAACCATTTCCACTCATTTATCTGCCTCCACTATGTGACCTTTCAAGAATGGTTCAATCAGTTGCATGGCGCGCTTGTCACCATGTGTGAGCTTAATCGTCGATAGATCAATTTCAAGGTGAATCGGTGAACCTGTAACATCATCTTTTGTAATGCTGAACTGTTTAACGTAGTATCCGTTATCGAGTTGAAAGCCATAATTTCGACTGGCGCGTTGCTCAATTGGCGTTCGACTAAATCTGTAAGCCAGTTTTTGCAGTTTCAATCGATTGTGCCGGTTAAGTTTTGAAAATTCGTCATTTATTGCAAATACACCAACATCATGCTGGTCAACTTTTAAAAACCAAGAGTTTCTGTCAAAGTTAGCACTTACATACAAATCTCCTTTGTTAAAATACAGGAAATATTCATCGGACAGTTTCTTAATTGCTTGTTTAAACTCCATGAATGTCATTGTTGCTCTCCATTCCGGCACCATACATTAGTGCCAATGCGATTTGTTCTTCACGAAACACTTGTGCAAAGTCTGGCTGATCTCGCCATTTCCTAAATTCATCGGAAACAGGCAACCATTCTCCACCCATCTCACACTTCTGCTTTGCCTGTTGTTCGTCATATGCCAGGATTAATTCTAATGCGCCAGAGAATAGCAACCCACCCTCCATCTGTGAAGCAAAAAACGCAATTCTGGCTTTTACTGCTGGTGGGAAACCTATCTGCGGAGGTTTAACCTTATCCCCTTCAATCGACCAATGATAAATACTGCTAATTGCTTTTTTGAATAAATCTTCGGAGTTACTCATTTGTTTGCCTCCAATAAATCCAGATTTTCGTGCACATTCCCAATCACTTCGATAATGCCTCGTGCAACTCCATAAGAAATGACGTTAGTCTCAAATCCCCATCCTGTAGGAATATACTTATCTGGAATATCAAACGCAGGATAGTCGTCATCTGCCATGTACTCAACTGGCCCGACAAATGAAGCTGTGTCTTCTTCAGTGAATCTGATGATGTCATTTTCGTATATTGCCTTATCGTACTTGTCATGCAGGCCGATATACTGTTCAAGATAAAATGACCTTTCTCCACCGAAATCCAAACCCTTCTCCGTATAATTTTGGTCAACTGAATAGGATGTCTCTTCATGGGTATTCCCATCATGATCAACATATTTGTGGGGGAAAACACCAACGTTGCCATATATGAGGTGCTTTTTCTTATCCCACGCACGAAATTTAATTTCTCTGCTCATGATTCACCGCCCACTTCAGGAACGTCCATGTCGTTCAAGGTATTACTATCAAAAACCGTCGAGGTTCGTTGGTCCTTGAAGAAAGTCACGTACACACGTACATCAGAATGGGCATACGGCAGTTTCTTGGTACCCTTCTTCACAAATTCTTCCGGATATTCGGTATACATATTCCAATCCATCAACTCAGGGAAATTAACATAAATATAGGGAATCGTCTGCCCAACAATTTCTCCGACAGTTTCCAGTAAGATGCCAAATGTGCCATCATAAGAAAACTCATTCAACTCAAACCGGATCGACTTGCCTTTTCTAATCGCTTCGATAATGGCTTGTTGGGCTTTAGCAACAAAAGCATCTTTTTTCTTCTGCTCAGAAGTGCGATTGTCGGTGTAGTGGATTTTCTCACCGTCATCAAACCCATGGATTTCATGCATTTCGCCATCGTTTCCAGTAACACTTATATTAACCATCTGTTAGTCCTCCCTAGTTAGTTCATTAAGTCGAGCGACTAGAATCATACTGTAAGTTTCGAGAGTGCTCTTTTGGGCGTTAAGTAAAACCTTCTGCTGACTCTCTAAATCTTCAAACTCTATAGTGTTCATATCAATCGCTAGTTTTAGGAATTTGACATTCAATTGTGCTTGCTCGTCAACCAAACCATCTATCATTTCCTGTTTTGATTTCATGATCGTTACACCTTCTTGTAAGTTTTCCGAAATACTGAATCCGTGATTACCCAATGCTCGCTGTCCAATCCGGTAGCAATCCAATCACCTTTTTGAATTTGCGTCTCTCCTTCTTTAGTTGGCAGAAAGTACATCCAGGCGGGATCTGCAAAAAAATCTGATAAATCTGTAGCCCTAATCTGATATTTAACAATCATCAAACTTGACCCATCGAACTGTTCCGCTTCAACGGCGGTAATTTTTAGATATTTTGTCACGGTCTGACTGCCTCCTCGTATTTATCCCAAAGTTCATCTTTACTGTAAGACCGGCCAGTGATGGCCCAGTATGGAATATCAAAGATTTGCTTGTGTAACCCACTTGGCATATAGATGGCGTTGCCACTCGAAACGGGCTTGCCAGTGGCCTTATCTTCACCAACGATCTCAATGAAGCGATCCTCGTCGGTATCTGATCTAATTTGAATGTACTTTTTCATGAAAGCTGTCCTTTCGAGCAATGACTGCATCATCATATTGAGTTGCCATAAACTTCAAGAACGATTCTTTACTGAGGTTCTTGGCAACGGCATCCTGGGCTAAATAGAAACTAAAAATACTATCTCGAACGTCGTACCGCTTACCAAACTTATATTCGAAATCATTTATGATTCCGGATAATGCTAATTCTGCTTTTTTCTCATTCATGATCTTTACTTCCTTCTTTTTGATTTATATCAACGTGTAGCGTGTAATCTTCTGGGGATAATACCATCTCAGTTCCAGCAAATTTATAGGTAACAATCCCTTGAAAATCTACACGCACGTGTCGCAATTCTTTACGAGTAAGCCATTTGTCACGTTTGCCATCCCAAACACGGTATTTTAATATCATGGTTACATCCCCTGATCGATTTCATGCATTCTTTTTCTAGTCATAATGTGTAATGAGATTAAGTCGGCTTCAGATAACTTAACCGGACGAATGTGGTACTTCTCAATGAAGCTCTTTGCTCCAAGTTGATGCCTCTCCGTGTGGTGCTTACGGCACAAGCATTCGAAATACAGATTTCGATGATCGACTAATGCACGATTTCCGCGACCAACTGGCGTGTAATGATCAATATCGCTGTGAGGCTGGCCACAGATCACACATTTTCGGTATCTTAAGCACATGACTGCCAGATGATAATTGGTTGGTATCATGTCCCAGGTCTTGGTTTTAAACGGAATATCAAACTTAAAACAAAAATCGAGTAAGAAAGCTAAGAACCTGTTAGCTTGTGACATGCTGCAATTAGCCATTGAGAACTTCTCAGCACCCGTTTTGCGGTAGTACAAGTATTTCATCTGGATTTCCGTTTCGCGGTCGTCATAGCCGGTATAATCACCCATGTCGCCCAGGAGAGCGAAGATCTTCTTTCTCTGATCCGGACTGATATGCCGGCCGTCATTAATCTGCAGTTCAACCGTCGGCGTTTTACCGTTGGCATACTTAACCAGTTTGTCCAAATTCAATTGATCATCTAATTTGATGGTGACTTTTTCACCGGAAATCGTGTCAAGTTTGCCAAACATTTAATCACCTCAATAACGATCGAATTCGTAAGTTGTCTTCAGCAGCTCTTTCAGCCAATAGATGGCCATAAACCTTTTGGATCATGCTGGTATCTGAGTGGCCAACCTGTCGGGCAATACTTTCCGCTGACACCCCCTCATTCAACAAATATGAGATATAAGTGTGTCGAATCTTGTGGACTGACAAGTCCTTACCAATCTCGTACTTCTTTAACAAGGATTTGAAAAAATGATTATAAGTGTCGTTGTACGTACGGGTTTTTGGTTCAACCAATAGTGGTAAAGTCTTGGCAGCATCCCCAAAGTGTTCCTGTTTCCAAGCAATGAAATTATTCAATTGCTTAATGATGTTTTCATCAACGGCCACATCACGGATCGAAGCATCATTCTTGGTCTTCTGAAAACCGGTATTCGTCTTGTAATCCCAAGTCTTGTTGATCATGATTGAATTAGGATGAACATCTTCTTTAGTAATGCCGAGGGCTTCTGAGAATCGACAACCGGTGTGGAATAGCACCGATAACAACATTAACTTGGTCTGGTCACTCACACAGACATTGGCTTTATTCTTAAACAGCTTGCTGTGCTTGGTTGCCCGGATAGGTGCCTGTTTCAATTCATCTTCCAGGTCAATATATAAACGGGTTTTAACAATCCGATATTCCGATGCGTCCAAAGCTTTGACCTCCGTTCGCTTGGCATTCTTCTGTTCAACGGTCCAGTTCTGTTCGACTGAATGAATTTCAATCTGTGACAATGGCACTTTCTTGAGCAAATCATCGTCAACGGCTGAACGTAAAGCGGCAAACAAGTGGCCTTTGAAGTCCAGGACAGTCGCTTTTTGATGGTTCTTGCCGTACTGATTGATCAGCCACTGCAGGACCATACGGTTGTTTTCAACATCACTTAACCGCATCTTTGAGGCATTGAGTCGCAGCCATTTGGCGTCCATTCGGTATTTACGCAAGGTAACTGGCCGAACATGATTCTCTTTGTACATTGATACCCACCAGTCCATATACTTCGATAACCGCATATGACGCATTTGTTGGTGAAACAATTGATTAAATTCCGCCACAACCGGCGGCTGTTCTTCAACGACTCTTAATTCCTGCATGGCCTTTCTCCTTAAACTAATTCGGTTTGATTTTCTGGAACTGCACTTAACTGCTTGATGATTTGAAGTGTTGCGGTTGATGGCGTCCAATTAGTGATGAATTCATCAGCAACATCAAAGTCTTTCTTACGAAGTTGTGTCCTGGTCTTAATGCCGGTAACTTCCGCGACTCCTCGATTGATGTCTTGGTACAATTTGCTACGCTGTTTATTGTTCAAAACCAAGTGATGGACACTTACGAACTCATTAACCGCACGTTTCACGCGTGTACTAATATAGCTGTACTCACCAGGCGCAATTGGCTGGTCGTCTTCTAACTTGGTAACCCGAGAATCAATCTGCTTAACCTGTCGATTCACTTGATCGCTATTCTCGAGAAGCAGGTGAATCTTCTCGTCAGGAGTTTTTGGTAAGTTAACCTGTTGTTGATACGCTTTTTGGACTTGGATAAAGTACTGTCGAGCTTGCTTACCCTTTTTGGTGCGTTGAATCATGGCAATTTCTTTAGCCATATCCAACGAAAGGGCATGATCGATAATTGTCCGAGTACTACCGAACACACTTTCGTCATTCACTTTTTTGTTAATGACGGCAAAATCAACGTTTTCCTCAAATTCGTAACTGATCATTCGTTCCATCCATTGCGTATAAGGTGTCTTGATACCCAGAAAGTCGTATAGGTCACGACCGCTGACGACCATGTTCCCTTCGTGGTTTAGAATCTTGATTAATTGATCCATATCTGCCATCTCCTATTTCTCCAAAAGTTCCGGATGCCTAGCATTGGTGTATTTAATCAATGCCACATCGTCCGGCGTCATTCGATCCTGAATGATCTTGATCGGGTTGTCATAAATCTTCTGAACTTTCCCCTTGTGGCTGTACTTTTTCGTGATCTTTAAGCTTGGGTGGCTGGCCTGCAGGTGGCGGAACACATCACTCTTATGTTCCCCAACCGCAATCAGTTTGCCCGTTCCTAGTTCAAGTGCTTTATACATTGTGTTTATCCTTCTTTGCTAACTGTATTTGATTTAAGTCTGGCCAATTGTTCAGCCAATTGCTGCTTCTGAGCTTGAGTCAATTGTTTCTGTGGTTCAGGCTTAGCTTCCTGGTCATCATTGGCCCAATCAGGTAATGTCTCTTTGACGGTCGACTTGCGATAACCACCACGTGCATTAGACATACGCTTGTCGTGATTCTCAGCCGCTTGGTGCGCTTTTTCCAGTGAGTCCACCCCTTCTTTAGTCCAGGCAGTAAACGTCCGGTCAAGCCAAGTATCAGCGCCATTTGCTGAGACATTCTTTTTACCCGCGAGTCCAATACCAAAACAAACGACATCGTCACCAAGTGAATTGATCCACTCCCAAAGGTCTTGTTGCGCGATACTGTTTGGAAATCCCCAAAGCTCTTGCCAGAGGTCAAAGGCTTTTTTGGGTGCAGAATCTGAAGGTCGCGTGTGCGCGTCCTCTTCTTTCTTCTTTCCTTTCCTTTCCTTTCCTTTACTTTGGGGATTAATGTTGTCATTAACTCCCTTTGAGTGGGGGTTATTGTCGACATTAATCCAGTACAACGTTGGTTTTTGTTGTTTACGCCTTTTTGTAGCGTCTAAAAAGGTTTCTTGAATGCGCTGGCTTGTTAAAACCCTAACCGAATCGAACAGTTCTTTATCAAAAGTTCCATAAGCGACTAAGCGGGCAACAATTTGATCAGCCATTTCAGGGGACAAACCGTCCACCCGATTGACTAACTGCATCTGTTGTAATTTATCCCACAGCAAGTAGTAACCTTTTCGGTAAACCGCAGACAGTAGGTAAATCATAAACAGAACACCTTTCGCACCAAACTCGCCCATTACAGCTTCAGTTTTGGCGTTAGTTGAAAAATCAATGTCTAAAGGGAAGTAATCTAATCCATCTTTCTTTGGTCGTGCCATGATGAAGCCCCCTTTCACCAAGAACGTTTGGGAGCAATCATCACTGGCACACCGGTTAATGCTTGTGTCTTGTGCTTAAATAGTTCAGCGTTACTGTTGTTGTCACTTAGATGGATTAATTCCACCCATTTGAGTGACGGTGATAAATTGTGCTTAATGAAATCCAAACTGTTCTTCATTTCAAAGTGACTGGTGAGGATCCGGTTATGCAAGCCATGGTTAAGTAATCCTTCCTGGTCATTTTCCGTGGCAATCTCATTGCTATAGTTCATTTCAACTAGCATGTAATTGATGTTGTTGAACTTGTACTTGACGAAGTAGGTATCGGTCACATACAAGAGGCGTTCACCCATATCATTAATAATCAGGAAGCCAGCCGGCTCTGCGGCGTCATGCTTGACTGGAAATGCAATCACGGTCCAAGTACCGATGCGAGTTGGTTCAAGCTTGTCCATAGCCTCATAGCGAGCTCCTGCCATGCCTAATGCTTGGAATGTTCCAACAGTTGCATAAATCGGAAACGATGTCCGTTTGATGAACTGAGGTAAATACTTGGTATGATCGCCATGCTCATGAGAAATCAGCATGCCTTCCACTTTTGAAAAATCAAAATCCATTTCCGGTTCGACTTTCTTAAACGGAATGCCGGCTTCAATCATCAGCTGAGACTGGCCATCATCTACTAGGTAGCCATTGCCACTGCTGCCTGATCCAAAGACTTTAACTTTGATCAAAACGGATCACCTTCATCCGCTGGTTGACTTGGTACAGTTGGCTGTTCTGGCGCTTTAGGGGCTACCGGAGCTTCTGGGGCTTTCGGCGTTTCTACTGGTTGCTCAGGTACGTCAGCCGGCTTAGGTTGATCAACAATCTCGCCATTTTGGTCAGCAGTTTGCTGCTTGTCCTGGACTGCTTCGTCAAAGTCTTCCGTGTTGGCTTCTTCAGTCACGTCCCGACGCATCTGCTTGAGTGAATCGTTGGTGGCTTCTTCATACTTCAATTGAACTAAGCCGTTGTTGAAGTCCTTGGGGATTTTCTTGACGATATTGTTACGCATCTTCCGGATAATCATGGTCTCGCGAGACTGTGGCTCTCTCCAAGCCGGTGAAATCTTGCCAAGTCTAATCATCTCGGCACTGTCGAGAATCTCGTCTAACGTGTGATCCTTGGCAAATTCCTTAATCTTCTTGAGTCGGTCAGTTTTGTCCTTCTCGCGCATGAGGTTGTTACTCATGTGAGCTAGAAGATTATTCTTAACCTGTTCACGTTCGGTAATGAAATACTCGGTAATCGTTTCACGTTCCTGGTCATTGCCATAATCTGGGCCAACATACATATCAATTGGATAAACAACCCGAATGACTTTCTTATCAGTATCGCCGGTCGGCTCCCAAGTTGGTGGTGTCAGCTTGATACCCATGTGTTTGGGATATTCGAAGTTGTCCCCTTGACGGACTAGCCAGAATGGATGGACATAGGCCACGTTGCGACCAAAACGACTTAGCAAAGCATCATTACCATCGCCTTCAATGCCCATTTCAATCTGTTTGTGCCAGTTGCCTTGACGATCCTTGGAGTTACGTGTTTGAAAGTAGATCTCGCGGGGTTCAGCGTTGGCATTCAGCTGTAAAGCAGCGACAGTTAGCAAGATGTCAGAAATGTTGTTACGAACCTCGTTAGGATTCAGATTATTATCGACCATCACTTGATACATCTGCTGCATCGCACCGGTGACACACATCTTCTGATAGGGCGTCATGTCCAGTGCACTCTTGCGGAGCTGATTCTCGATTTGCGGGACAAAATAATTACTAACGGCGTTTAAACTTACTTCATTTTTCATGATTTACTCCCCCACTTTTGCGGTTAATTTTTCATCATTTGAAACAATCAATTTGATTTGCTGAGCTTTGGTATCAATCAACTGGTTCACGGATTCAGCGTTATCAATGAAAATTGGTGCTGTGACCTGGTAGTGCTTGGATAGCGTGTTGATAATGTCGAGCCCCGCGTTAATTCTCGCGGCGTTGTTCAAGTCGGTACTGTAAGGCACCCCATCGACCATAGCTTCACAGATGTCATTTAACTCGCCATTCTTCTGGGTTTCAAACAACTTGAAGTTAACGATTCCAAACATTGAGTTGATCCGTTTTTCCAACACTTGAACTTTGGTACGAACATATTCATCAAGCATGAATGACTTCTTATCAAGTTCGGAGTATGTTTGCTTGAGGAGTTTTTCTTCGTCTTTGAGTTCGGCCATCCGCTTTTGTTGCGCGGTTGCGGTGTCATATTTGGCAATCTCATTGGTTACGTCAGCAATGCCCTGGTTGACTTTATCAATCTTGTCTTGAACGGCTTGCTTAGCTTCAGTATTGGAACCTGATCCGGATTGAATCTGTTGATCGCATTCAGCAATTTGTTGCTGCAGTTCCTGGTACATATTGCTTTGTTCAAACGGTACAATCGCACTTTCACGCTTGTTGTATTCGGCTTGCACTTGGTCTACTTGAGCAGTAATCTTTTTTAATTGGGACTCCTGGTCGGTCACCTGCTGAGACAGATTAGTTGCTTTGGCGGACTCGGCAACAATTCGGTCTTTCATCTCACTACCATTTTTGACGATGGTGGCTAATTGTTCAGATCGATTGGTGTTGAACTTCTCACGTAACTCATCCTGTTTTTCCTTTGGATAGGCTTGGCCACAAGTTGGGCAAGTCAGCGAGTCCTCATCAAAGGTTTGGTTCTTAACTTCGTGGTATTCGTCCAGCAACTTCTGCTTGGTGTCCATGTCACGTACTTGCGTTTTTCCAAGCTGATCCAAAGTCTGTTGATTCATAGAAAGTTCTGATTGAAGATTACGTTGCTCCATTTTCAACTTGGACAAATCATCATGCAGACTGTTGATGGTTAATTGAAAGCCGGATTGATACGAAGCCCGTTTGGAATTTAGCTCGGTTTCCAATTCAGCTTTTTTGTTGCGGGCATCCAATGAACCCGTTGAAGTGCTGAGCGCTTGTAAGTTGGCCTGCTCTTCATTGAGCTGCTCGTGATAGGTCTTCAGCATCTCTTCCAACATCTCTTTGGAAGTGCTGGAAGTTTCCGGAATGGCCCTGTTAGCTTCATCGATCCGGGCGGGAATGCCATCAATCTCAGTACGAAGCTTGTGGCGTTGGGCGGCAATAATCTTGCGTTGTTCTTCAGCTGTGTGATCACCAAGCATCTGTTTCAATTCATCTGGATGGGTGGTCTCTTTGATTACCGCATCATCGTCCACGTCTTTGATCAGTGATAGTAGAATCTCGCGCCGTTCCTGCCATTTTAGGTTGTTGAAAGCCATGGGATTAGTCAGGAGTTTGAATGAATCTTCGTCGATCATGGAATCGACATAAGCCGTGTAATCTTTGAGTTTGTATGGTACTTCATCAACGTAAAGTTCCGTCTTGTCAGACTTACGAACCTTTTCGACCTGGCCTCTCGGTTTGCTCCAAACTTCACTGAGCTTGCGACGTAAATTAACCTCTTTGCCGTCAATGGATAAAACAGCTTCAACTTCTGGTTCCAATCCAAGAATCTCCTGGCCGTTATCATCTAATGGCTTGGGGTTGAACTTGGTGAGTTCGGAACTGTTTTTCCCAAACAACAACCAGAGAAAGCCATCAAACAAAGTGGTCTTACCAACGGCGTTTTTACCAGAAATATTAATGTCCTTGCCGTCTGGCTCAATCGTGAAATCCTTGATTCCTTTGAAATTGTGGTAAGAAATTCTAACCAATTCGATTTGCTTCATAGTTGATGGCCTCCATTTCGTGCTTGTAACCGGTGCGCACTCGCGCTAGAATTGTATTGAAAGATATTTTCTGAAATGCTTAACTTTGACAGTTCTGAGTTGCCGCTCAGGGCTGTCTTTTTATTTGCCTTGAATCTCTTTGATGTCTGCTTTAACCTGCTGAAAATACTTCTTAATCCCATTTTTGAGATCTCCTTTCGATAAACCGCCGTCAAAATACTTCTTTGGATTGCTGAACACGATGCCACCAATCACGAGTGCGAATGAGTAGAACACAATCCCACTAAATGTAAAAGTAATCATCATACATAACCTTCTTTCAGTAGCCGTAAACGATGTGATCCTGAATCCACTGCTCAACTTCTTTGGCTGGATACAAGGGCCGGCCACTCTTGCCATTCAGATAAACTTTGGGGAAATCTTTGCTGTGCATGGCCACATCAACCGTGTTGTTATTGACACCGCCAAAATACAGTGCAATGACATCCTTTTTCTTTAACAACCGATCGTGGCTCTGCTGGATTGCGGCTGTATTTTCGGCCAAAAGTTTAGCAACTTCGTCTAGCTTTTTGGCAATGTCTTGATTGTCTAAAGTATTTGTTTCGTCCATTACTTAACCTCCTGACCGTTTATTGAAGGATTGAATTACCTCTTCAGGATCAATCCCAACGTATTTGCAGAAACTGAGAAGCTCGGTAATTTCCGAGCCGATTTCTTCTGGAAACTCTTTGCTGTAAGCGTCAATGTTGTGCCAGTCTTGCTGTGTCCGTTGTTCTTTTGGAACGGCTGCACTTTCGAATGCTGCTTGCTGAATTTGTTTGCGATCGGCTTCTTCCTTTTCCTGGGAAACACTGGCAGCAAACAAGTCGGTTCGAACCCGCTTACTTTGTAAAAAAGAAATGATGCCATAATCTTCGCGTGCAGCTGAATAATGATAGAACCAATCCTTAACGAACCTCGCAGTCCTTCTCAATGTGGCGTTATCCATCTTTCTTTGACCGTGGCGCCATCGGCTGACCGCTGGTTTGGTGGCCGGCATTTCTCTGGCCAAATCAGTCAACGAGATGCCGGATTTAGGATCCTTCAACGCCAAATCCAATTGATGTGCTTCTTTAAAACGGTTCATAAAATCATCCCCTTAATTGGTAACTTCAAATCATCTTATTTCCGCCTTTCACTGCTATGCTTGGTTTAATCAATCAGGAAAACATCAACGCTTCTTCCTGATCACTAAGTGATTGATACATGGCTTTCAAAAAATCATCGCCATGCCGATTAATCATTTCTTTCACCATCTCGATACCATGTGCTTCAGCAAATGGACTATTGAGAATTTGTTGGATCATTTCTACTCGTGTCACTGTATTCACCTCCTTAAATGTTCAAATCATCCAGGCTTTTGCTGAACAAGTCTTCAAGAACGGTGCCAATCTTCTCGGCCGACTCTTTTGGATCAAGAAAGTCTCCTTGAATCTTGATGATCCGATGAAGATCTTTGGGGCTTATTTCAACGATGGTTCGATGAATCAAATCACCAGAAATTTGCTCTTCAGTTATTTTCATTTGATCACTCCCCTATTTAGTAAGCCGAATGGCATAACCATTTTTAACAAGCGCCGTGTCAAACGTAATTTTGGCAATTAATTTGTCATCATGTTCCTGGTCAACGATTTCGATACTGGCATACTCTTTACCGTTCAATTCAATTGATTCTGTCTTCTTCTCGGTCATTTTGATCATCTCCTCATTTTTCATTTAATCATCGCTTTTCTTTCACTCTCCGTGGCTGGCGAGTCGAAAAAAAGATAATCAACGCTTTTTTGATAAAGTTTTGAAACCTTTTTCATCGTGGACATCGATGGATCTTTAAATCCAGACTCCATCTGAGAATACATGGAATAACTGATACCAGAACGTTCAGCTGCTTCAGCTTGTGTAATTCCCAGACGTTTTCGTTCTTTTTTCAAATTGTTCAAGTTCATCACCTCGTTTCACTCTATGTGAATATAATACACCCACTAGGAGTGAACGTCAACACTTATAGTGAAAATGTTTTAACACTATTTTATTTCACTGTAAGTGATAGTATGCTTTACATATATACAAGGAGTGAGAATATGACTAGAGGCCAAAGAATTGCTCAACTAAGACAAAGAAAGAACATGAGTCAAAGTGAACTGGCAAAGGCACTTCACGTCAGTCCTTCTACAGTTGGTATGTGGGAAACTGATCAGAGAGCAATTAAGGATGATGTGATTGTCCAATTAGCTGATTTTTTCGATGTAACCACAGACTATTTACTTGGACGCAAGGTTGACGACGGATTGACTGTTGCAGCTCATCAAGACCCAGATGTCACACCAGAAATGCAAAAAGAAATTGACGAGTACATCGAGTTTAAGAAAGCACAGTATAGGAAAGCACATCAAAATAAAGAGGACTGATGTCTATGGACGATATTGAACGTCTGATGTCTCAATATCCTCAAATCAGTTATCATTTTGAAAAAATGCCAAGTGGTCTCCGTGGATTGACGATTGGTGATGAAATCACAATTAATTCAACCATTCCAAAAGATGAACAACTTGAATGGTTATACGAAGAGATTGGGCACGTCCTTACCTCTTCAGGTGATATTACCAATTACCACATTCACAGCAACGTTGAACAGGAGATCAGGGCGCGCAATTGGGGAATGAAACATCAAGTACCACTGGAAAAACTCAGGGAAATGGCACAAGACCATGTGGACGAAGATTATGAGATTGCCGATGATCTCGGAATTCAAATTGATTACTTACATATGGTTGGATTTATGTATGGCTTTAAATACAAGGAGACTAAGTAGTTATTGGAGGGATAATAATGGCTATTTGCCCAATAGACGGATCCAAAATAGGAGTTTTTAGCAACTGGATTCTTAAGGACGGTGAAATTTGCAATAAATGTGGTGAAAAGATTGGCCTGGTCCATGGAGATGAAAAAGCTGATGGACTGGCAAATTCTATAACCATTGCTGATGCTAAAAAGTTTTATGAAGACGGCACCAAAGTTACTTCAGATTTTGTTAAAAAACGTCGAGAGTCCGACATACAAGCTGCACAGGAAGCCGATAAGCAACGCACTGAAGATATGCAAGACCATTATACCTATGGCGGAAGCTTCTCAAGTTTTATGGATCAACACGGACTAACCGGCGCCGATCCAAATGCTGCTGAACAAATCAAACGAATCAACAATGAAATGAATGGTATGCGGTGGTATCGTGGTCCAATCAATTTTGCCCAATTTAATGGACCTGAGCAAGCCAAGATTGCTAATCTAACGACGCAGACTGAACAAAATTGGTTACTCATTAATCAAAATGAGGAAATTAAAAAGCAAAACGAAAAAATCATTGAACTGTTAAGTGAATTAAATAAAAAATAGAGGTAATTTCATGAAGACTAAGAATACAGTTTTATTAGGGATCGCTTCATTAACGCTTGGAGGACTGATCACATTCAGTGGCTCTAGTACAGCATCTGCGCACACATGGTGGGATGGCACACCTTCTAATGTTCGCGGCTATTGGCGTACTCGCCAGGTTTATATTCCTGCATATGGTTTTTCAACCCATGCAGCATTTAAAGCAAAGGCTCATTCAGTAACATTTATGTATACTCAGTCGGCACCATTTCATTTAACTGGCACGTACTGGCGCAAGACTGGTGCTCATTCATATACAATTCATGGCGCATGGGCAGCAGACTCTGGAGTCGATCATCGTCTGACAGTCAAGAAATTGAGCCGTAATGTCATCCGAATTTATATTGACGGTCATAAATCAACTCGATCAACACCATTTCCAAATAAATTTTATCGGGGGTAAACCATGAAAATAAAGCAAGAATTGCTGTTGGGGATTACCTCATTGTCATTTGGAGGGCTGATCGCATTTAGTCACATGAATACAGGCTCGGTACAAGCAAGCTCAATGCCATCATTTGATTCCTCATATTGGTACAAAGCTCGAACAGTTCACGTTCGCCGAACCGTTTATGCCTCACAGATTAACCCCAAAAGTTGGACCGTTAGGCAACGGCGCGTATTAAAAGTTGGTTCGAAAATCCGTATTTTTAATTCTGCCAATCTTGGTTGGGTTGTCAAGTCACCCATGTTGCATCAGTTCTCTGGGTACACATGGGTTGTCAAAGGCCATTACAACACGAATTGGATCACAAAATAATAAATGCCTCTAGGGGCTTTTATTTAACAATCAAAAAGAACGTATGTTCAAGGAGGGCTATAAAAATGAGACGACAATTTACCGATGATGTATATAAACCGACGAGCTACATGACGCTGGAACAATTCTACAAGTCACTTCAACGAGATACCGGTGTAGACGATTCATTCTTCATGTTCGACTACCCTGTTCCCGAAAACGAAGATGAGTATCAGCAAGCCGTCAAACTGGTTAAATATATTATTTCAAGTTCTCACAACAAATCCAAAAGCTCGAATGAGGAGTTGGCAGATTTACAAGAAGCAATTAAGCATCCAAAAAGGAAGTGATTTGATGGCGAGTATTTATAAACGTGGTAAGGGCTGGGCAGTTAGAATCTCCTATCGAGATAATGGTCAAAAGAAACGTCTAAACAAAAGCGGCTTTAAAACACGTCCAAGCGCGAAAGCCTGGGCGGTTGATCAGGAGTCACGACTCAATCATGGTGGCCCCGCGAAGTATTCTCAGGATACCCTGGTGGAGTATTTTCAATATTGGTTTGATACGTTTAAGGCCCCTCGCCTAGCACCGGCAACTTATCGACGGTACATGGCAACCAAGAATGTGTTGGATCATTACTTCCATAATCAAAAAGTAAGCTCGATTGATTTCATGCAATATCAAAAGTTTATTAACGACTTTGGCCAAACCCACACGAAGGCAACCGTTGAGAAAGTGCATAACCAGACTCGTGGTGCCATCAAAAAGGCTTATCAGATGCACCAGATCCCCCAGGACTTTACTGAAGGAGCAGCTATCTCTGGGCTGAATGGTAAACGAGCCGATGAAAAATATCTGGATGTTGACGATATGAAAAAACTGCTTACCTATTGCGAGCAGCATATCGAGCACATTACTGATGTTAGTAAGGCGATGATTGTGGCTGGACTACTAACCGGCATGCGGTACGAAGAGCTGATTGGTTTGACCTGGGACTGTGTCGATTTTGACGAGCAAACAGTTACAGTTAATAAAGCCTATATCTATACTGATCAAGAATTTGGGCCAACTAAGAATGAACAATCAAAGCGAATCATCAAAGTGGATGGTGAATTGATAGACATCTTGAAGCAGTGGCAAGACATCGTTAATGCCTTCATCGCCAAAAATGCCTATCTCAATCCAAAGGACTTTGTTTTCTATGGGCGTTACCGGTCTGTCATTAGCAATAAACGGGCGAATACGGCCTTGCGCATGATTTGCCGGGAATTACACCTGGAGAAAGAAATATCGTTCCACGGGCTACGGCACACCCATGCCAGCTACCTTATCTCGCAAGGAGTCTCTTTACAATATATTGCCAAACGTTTGGGTCACAAAAATACAATTGTGACGCAAACCGTCTATGCGCATTTGCTCCAAAGTTCTCAGACCGAGCAGGAAGACAAAACGGTTTCCATCTTCGATAAACTACATCAGGATCAAAAGGATTCTGATGACTGA